AAAGATACCTCAACACCATTCTTTAGAGATATAGAATCTATATTGGTTAGGATCAAAGAAGGTACTTCCAAGGATATAATAAAACAGATTCGTGCTGAGAAAAATAAAGAGGTACGACAAGAATTAAAAAAGAATCTTCCTGCAATATGTTTTTCAGGGATGTTTAATAAAAGAAACGATGATAGCATCACTCTACATAGTGGCTTCATTTGTTTAGACTTTGATGGTTATAAGACTAAGAAAGACATGATGTCTGAAAAAGAAAGGCTATCAAAAGACAGGTATGTGTATTCGGTATTCATATCTCCAAGTGGTAATGGTCTTAAGGCTTTAGTAAAAATTCCTAAAGAACCAAACAATCACAAGAACTACTTCATGTCATTGGAGAAGCATTATAATTCAGATTACTTTGATAAGACAAGTAAGAATATATCAAGAGTTTGTTATGAGTCTTATGATCCTCTTATTTATATTAATGAGAACTCAAACACCTGGAACAAGATAGAGGAACAAGAGTACAGAGTAGTAGATAAGTATTCTTCTAGGCCTACAATACCGGTCACTAATGAGAACAAGATAGTAGAGATACTTATGAAGTGGTGGACTAAGAAGTATGGTATAGTTGATGGCGAGAGAAACAACAACATATATATATTAGCCGCAGCCCTTAATGACTATGGAGTTACTAAGTCACTAACAGAATATATCATGTCTCAGTTTCAGAGTAGTGATTTCACAATGAATGAAATACAAACCACTATAAACTCAGCGTATGCACAGACACAGAACCATGGTTCTAAGTACTATGAAGACGAGGACAGAGTTAATCAGCTAAGGATGAAGCTCAAGCGTGGAGTGTCAAAAAAAGAAATTCGTCTTCAGTTAGCTGAATCCAAGATTGAAGACGCTGTAATTGATTCTGTTATTACCTCAATCGAAGAGGACGAAAGCGAGAAAAGGTTTTGGAATAAAAGTGATAAAGGTGTTATAACAATCATACACTATCTATTTAGAAAGTTTCTTGAAGATAATGGATTCTTTAAGTTTAGTCCTCAAGGAAGCAAGAACTTTATTTTTGTAAGGGTAACTAACAATCTAATAGACCATACAACTGAGGAAGAGATTAAGGATTTTGTATTAGGATACTTAGAAGACCTTGATGATATGTCTGTATACAATTACTTTGCAGACAAGACTAGGTTCTTCAGGGAAGAGTTTTTATCTCTGTTAGGTACTGTGGATGTATACTTTATAGAGGATGATAAAGACACAGCTTACCTGTACTACAGGAATTGTGCTGTAAAGGTAACTAAGACCAAGAAAACAACAATAGATTACTTAGACCTTGGTGGTTATGTTTGGAAAGATCAGGTTATAGATAGAGACTTTGAGCTTTGCGATTCTTTTAATTGTGATTACAAAACATTTATAAAAAATATATCAGGAGGAGATAAGCAAACAATTCATTCTATGAGAAGTACTATAGGATATATGTTACACGCTTATAAGAATCTATCTTATTGTCCAGCAATTATATTGAACGATGAGATTATATCTGAGAACCCTGAAGGAGGAACAGGTAAGGGTTTATTTATGAATGCGTTATCTCAAATGAAGAAACTTGTTACCATTGATGGTAAGTCGTTTAACTTTGAGAAGAGCTTTGCATATCAATTGGTTAGTGCTGATACACAGATACTATGCTTTGATGATGTAAAGAAACATTTTGATTTTGAACGGCTGTTTAGTGTTGTTACTGAAGGCCTTACTTTAGAGAAGAAGAATAAGGATGCTATCAAGATTCCATTTAGTAAATCCCCTAAGGTTTCTATAACAACTAACTACGCCATAAAAGGTAGGGGTAATTCATTTGCAAGGAGAAAGTGGGAGCTTGAGTTTGCTCAATTCTATACCAAAGACTTTACTCCATTGGTTGAGTTTGGTAAATTATTATTTACTGAATGGGATGAAGATGAATGGTGTGCCTTTGACAACTATATGATTGAGAATGTTATGTTCTACCTTACTAAGGGTTTGATTAAAGGTAACTTTAAGAATCAGACAGTTAGAAACTTAGGTGCAGATACCGCTCATGAGTTTGTTGAATGGTGTGGATTATTTGGTGGAGAATTTAAAAACGAGATTATTAAGTATGATGAGAAGATATACAAGAATGAATTGTATATGGATTTCATTCAAGACAATCCAGACTTTGCGCCTAAAGCTAAACGAACTATATCTAGAACAGAGTTTTATAGATGGTTAAAATCATTTGCATTATTTAAAACCAACAACAACCCTGAAGAAGGTAGAGACTTAAATGGTAGGTGGATAATCTTTATAACAGATAAGGTTAACAAAAACATACAAAAAGATGACAGTAGATTTTCATTCTGATTTTAAGTGGTGTATTGATAATGACTTTCAAGTATACGTACAACCCATATATGGTTCAGGTCATTGTAGGATTGCAATTAGAAAGGGAGGTATATCAACAGATGGTAAGTCTTCTAAGTATTGTCATGAGAAACAAATGATGTTGTATAGTGAAGAAACATTAGGATCTGTTATATACAAGAATCAGAAATTAGCCAATGAAAAACTACCGGAAGTATATAAATATTTAAGAGAAACATATAAAAAATAAAAATGGACATAGAAAAAATTATAAATTTAATAGTAAATGACCTACAGTTAAATGCTATGCCTTATGAAAATTATGTGTACGAACCAAAATCTACACATCAGATTATTAGAAAGCACTTAACTAAAATAAACTATGATAAAATTTAGAGACTATCAGAAGGAGATAATAGATAAGGGTAAAAGTATTTTAGAGACAAAAAAATTCGTTTACCTTTCAATGGAGGTTAGGACAGGTAAGACACTTACATGTTTAGGAATCTTAGACAAGATGATGATAGTGAACAAAGTGTTGTTCATTACTAAAAAGAAAGCTATAAGTAGTATAGAGTCTGATTATAAGTTGTTGAGTCCAGGGTTTGATCTTACTGTAATAAATTACGAGTCATTACATAAGATAGATTTAAATGGTTGGGATGCTGTTGTGTGCGATGAGGCTCATAGTATGGGAGCGTTTCCTAAGCCTAGCAAAAGAGCAAAGCAAGTTAAGGAGTTTGTGGTTAAAAACAACCCATATGTTATACTGTTATCAGGAACACCAACACCTGAATCATTTAGTCAGATGTATCATCAGGTATATGGTATAGCTTATAATCCTTTTAGAAACCATACTAATTTCTATAAGTTTGCTAAAGAATATGTAGTTCCTAAGACCAGGCGAATTGGAGGATTCATGGTAAATGATTATTCACAGGGTAAGGAAACCATATTAGATGCTATGAATCAATACATGATTTCATATACTCAAAAAGAAGCAGGTTTCGAATCTGTAATAGAAGAAGATGTTGTGTATGTTGATCCTCCTGAAATGATTTTAAAGCTATGTAACAGACTTAAAAGAGATTTAGTTGTAGAGGGTAAGGATGATGTTATATTAGCTGACACTAGCGTTAAATTAATGCAGAAGCTACATCAGATGTATAGTGGAACTGTAAAATTTGAAAGCGGTAACTCTATGGTAATAGATACATTCAAAGCTCAGTTTATATATGATAATTTCTGTAGTCAAAAAATAGGAATCTTTTATAAGTTTAAGGAGGAATTGAATGCATTGAAGCAGGTATACGGTGATGAACTATGTACGGATTTAAGTACGTTTGAAAGTACAGATAAATCAATAGCATTACAGATTGTATCAGGTCGTGAAGGAATATCATTAAGAAAGGCAGAGCTTTTGATTTACTATAACATAGACTTTAGTGCCACAAGTTATTGGCAGTCAAGAGATAGGATGACTACTAAAGATAGACCAGAGAATAAAGTAGTCTGGATATTTACAAGAGGTGGAATTGAGCCTGATATATATAGAGCTGTTACTAAGAAAAAAGATTATACATTAAAACATTTTAAAAGAAATTTATTAACTTTAAATTAAATACAATGATAGAAGCAATTGGTTGGCTATGTATAGCCTGGGTAGTAATGATAGTAGGAAAAGCTATAGGAAAAAAGATATGGCCTGAAGATTGGAGGGATGAGTTCTATGATTGAGATAATCATAACTGAGGAAACAATTGAATATGCTAAACAAAAATTAAGTAGGATTATATCTAAAGATAATCTAACTTTAAATAAATTTGGTTCTGAGAGAAATCGTATATTGGTTGGATATATTGGTGAGAAAATAATAATGGATTATCTATCTTTAGACAAGGATGTTGATGATTATGAATTTGATTTGTTATCCAAAAAAAATAAGAGGTTAGAAGTAAAAACAATAACCTGCAAGTTTAAACCTAAAGAAGATTATTGGTGTACAGTAAACTCACATGATTTGAGTGGAGTTCATAAACAAAAAGCAGATTATTATATTTTTTTAAGAATGATAAATGACTTTTCAAAAGCTTGGATTTTAGGTTGGATTCCATGTGATGAGTTTTTCAGTAAGGGAACTTTTGTATCAAAAGGAACTAACTTTGATAAGTTTAAATTTCATAAAGCAAATGCAACTATACTTGAAATAAATAAGTTAAATAAATTTTAATATGACAAAAGAAACTTTAGGAGAAACAAGAAAAACTATTTGGGTATTTGGAAAACCACAAAGTATGTGGATTCCAATGATGAATCCTAAATATTTAACCGAAAATAATCTTTGGGACAAAAAAAACAAATTATGAATAACGAAAAATTACCAATGAAATATTTAGAAAATGAAGTAAAATTTAATCAATTATTAAATATGTTTAGTCATATTTCAACCCCTTCTTTTTATTCTACACAAGTTAAAATTGCGGCTAAAGAATATGTTTATTTTATGAATGAAATTAAAGATATGAATGATAATAAACTTATAGTCCAAAACACAGGTGTTAATTCTGGAGAAACATTTGCAATAAAAAGAGGCGACAAGTTTATTGTGAACGAAAAGCTTGTTAAAAAATGTATAAATATGGCTCATAATGATAATTTGTATAGGACATTCGGTTTTTTTAAAACTAATGTTGTCTTGGATAAATTAAAAAATGCATTAGATGACAGAACAACAGATACAAGCGAAAAGGATTAAGCAGTTAGAGGCTGAAGGTTACTATGTTATTAAACTTATTAAGACTAATAAGAACGGTATACCTGATCTTGTTGCTATACCCCCTAATTGTGGTGTGTTGTTTTCAGAAGTAAAAAAGCCAAGTGGCAGGGTGTCTGCCATACAAGAATATAGATTAAAAGAATTAGAAAAGCATGGATGCAAAACAGAAGTATACAGAGGAGGAGTTTGAAATAGATGAATATTTTTTAGAACAAATGAGAAACTTCAGAAATGGAGCTGCAGTAAAAGTGGCCTCAGTAATTGATCACATGTATGGAGCAGAAACAACCTACGGTTATATTGAAAATAAAACAGGAGTTGTTAATGACGACAAAAACAATCCTGTGTTTTTTAAAATAGATTACTTTAGAGATGAAGATGGCCCAATAGTTCTTATGGATACCTATGAAATATCTTCTGATGAATATTTAGACTCAATTAATTTAAATCAAAATATAACATGAGAAAAGAAACATTGATTAAACATGTGATTCATGTTGTTCAAGAAGAAACAAATATAAAAGATTTAAAAAAGATAAGCAGAGAAAGACAACATGTTGACGCTAGAAGAATAGCTTATTATATATTTCGTAATTTGCATGGAATGAGTTTTCAGGCAATAGCAGATATTTTTGACAAGAACCACGCCTCTGTTCTTCATTCTCTTAAGGATATAGAGTTTATTATTAAATTTGATAAGGAGTTTTCGTTTATATATAATAAGTGTCTTACTAAGTTATCTAGTGGAGAAATGAGAAGAGAAGAAATAAAAAATGAAATAAGAGAACTCGCAAGAGAATTAAGAACTATAAAATATTGGTAAAATGGAATACAGTTACGAAGACATTGATAAAGTTGTAAACTTTAAAACCTGGTCAGAAAAAAAGAAAATAGATGAGTTGTTTAGAATTGATTGTTATCAGTATACCAACTTAGGTAAAGAGTCAACAAAAACAGAACGTGAAGTTGTAAGAAGAAAATCAAAAGCAATTTATAAAGCTGTTACTAAAATCAATCAAGATGTTGGGAAACATTTATTATACGCACAAGATTAACAATCTTTGTTAATAAGTTTTCTATTTTTATTGAACAAAAACTTGTACATTACAGAAACAAATAGTACAAATGTCAATACACAAAAACAGCAGAAACTCAATTAACTTTATTAACTTATTGATGAAATCCATCAATGACTTAACCGATGACATCTACGAGTCTTTAATGGATGAAGATTATGAGCATTTAAACCAATCCATCAAGGAGCTTCATTCTGTTTTGCGTGAGACGCAAAAATTTACAGAAGATGAGTTATAGACCAAGATTGTCAGGTAATAAAAAATTAGCTTACGAGAATCTGACAACTAAAGAACGAAGGATATTAGTTATTGGAGACATACATGCTCCCTTTGAACTAAAAGGTTACTTTGAATTCTGTAAAGAAACTTATTCTAAATACAACTGCAACCAAGTAATATTCATAGGAGACATAATTGATAACCACTACAGTTCATTTCATATTAGTGATCCTGATGGTATGGGTGGTGGAGATGAATTAGATTATGCTATAAACGATATAAGTAAATGGGTAGAAGCTTTCCCTGTTGCTGATGTTCTGATTGGAAATCACGACAGAATTATAATGAGAAAAGCTTTTGACTCTCAAATTCCTAAGCGATGGGTTAAGTCTTACAACGATGTTCTTGGAACTAATTGGAACTGGGTAGATAGAATAGTCTACGATAATGTACAGTACGTTCATGGAGAAGGTGGGACAGCAAGAACCAAATCAAAAAATGATATGATGTCTACAGTACAAGGCCATATCCATACACAGGCTTATGTTGAATGGAGCGTTGGAAGAAACTTCAAGGTCTTTGGAATGCAAGTTGGTTGTGGAGTAGATGGAACATCTTACGCAGCTGCTTATGCCAAGAACTTTAAGAAACAAGCAATAGGATGTGGTGTGGTATTAGGTGGACATACAGCTATTAATAGACTAATGGATTTATAAGATGAAAGATAAAATCGTAGAAGATTTAAAAAAAGAGTTTGATGCTAGAAGTTGTGTCGGTATAAGTAAATACAAAACTACACTACAGGATAATAATAAAGATAACTTTTTACAGCATCTAAAAGAAGAACTAATGGATGCTGCTTTATATATACAAAAGATTCAAAGCAATGAAAGATAAAATAATAGAACAGATTATTAAGGAAAAATCTAAAGACAGACCTAACTACAAAGCAATTCAGAAGCTGCAACAATTATTTGATGCAGCTATTGATGATGATAGTGAACAACTATCTTCTTCTTCTTCTTCTTAATTCCCTTTCTCTTTTTTCTTTACGTTCTTTTTTGGCTCTTAAAATTGCTTGATATTTTGGGTCATTATTCCTTTTTTCTTTAAGCTCTTTTTTCTTTCGTCTCATTTCATCAGCTTTCCTAGGATTAATTAGTTCCATTTGTTTAATACTCAATCGCTTACCTTTGTTTTCTTCCAGTCTTTTTGCCTCCTTTACTTCAGACCAATTTTTAGCAACATAATATCTTCTAACGTCTTTATAAAAAGGAATTGCACCAGGAATATTAAGCATCTCTATAGCTGTTCTTTCAGACATAAATTCTTTAAAGGCTCTATTAGCTACGGTAGCATTTTTACTATCCATCTTTGCTAATAAATCTGCAACCCTTAGACTTGCATTTACTTGATTTGATAAAGGCCCTGACAAAACATTTATTAACGCTGATGCTGCTCCTTTTCTTTCTATACTTTCTGTGTTAATAATAGAAAAAATTAATGAATGTTTGTATTGATTATATCCTTTTCCATCATCATCTGACCATAAGCCCAACTCTTCTCCATAAGATTTATTAAAACTTTCAATACCTATGTTTGGCAGAATCTGAGGAATGTTCCCTGTTACACCTCTTGTTATTAATGAAACTCCTGCACCAACCGCTTGTCTTATAGCTAGCTCTTCGTAATCAACATCATCTTCATCATCAAGACCTAGCATTGATTGCCATAAAGCAGTTAAAGCTTTATAAGAGACAACGTAAAGACTCATTCGAGCCATTACAGCTGTTAATTTTGCAGCTCCTTGTATTGGGCTTTGATCCCCTTGACCGACCATAGATGCAATTGCTTGTCTGGCTGTAGCGTATTCATTAATAGTAAATCTAGCCATGTATGAATTAAGTGTTCTGTAATAATTCTTACCAGTATTTCCTGCTCCTGCTTTTAATTGATTCTTTAACACACCACTAAATGGGTCATTAGAAGTTGCTGCTTGAGTTACTGCTTTATCAGCAGCAATCCTAGATTCTTTAATAGCATCAGCATATTTTTCCATATACTCTTGGTCATTTTCTGAAATCTTATTTACATCCATTTCTTGACCTGTTATAGACTTAAAGGTTCTACCGAATGTTCCAAAAAATAAAGGTCTTGAAATCATTTTATCAGGAGTACTTAATAAGTTATCTGCTACAAACTCAATTCCTTTAGCCCCTTGAGAAGTAAACCTACCAGCATACTCAATTCCCTCACCTAACTTAGTTTGTTTAGTTCTGCTGCTTGTCTTTTTATTTCTAACAACACCTCCTTGTTCTGCTTTAGAGCCTGATAATATTTCAGAATTATATAATTTAGTGTAAGAAATAGCTCCAACATTTATAGCAAAATCCATTCCGTTTTGCCCAAGCCCTAGTTTACCGTACTTAGTCATCCCATCCATTGTTTCAAGGGGACTATCCAAAAGTGCAAAAGTTAAGTTAGAACCAAGTTCAGCTACTGCTCTAGGAACAGAAGCTAGTGTTCCGTAATAACCTATTCTTTTTGCTACATCCATAAGCTTACCACCAACAACATCGGTGCTAAAGTTAGAACCAATAACGTTATCTATAGCTTCTGTGTATACTTCATTTAAATCTTTAGCAGCCTGAATAACTTCTTTTCTATCTGTATTTCTTTCTGTTATTTTAATTAATTCATTTAACGCTTTTCTTTCTGTTTGAATTTCATTTGTTAGATAATAATCCATACCCACCGCCCTTACTGCTCTAAGTGCTGATGAAACAGGACTAAAGTCAATAGACTTATTATTACTTACTCCTGTTCTGCTTATTGATGTTTTTGACTTTGTACTAGAGTTAAAGTAATTCATTTGACTCTGCAATTGAGAATCATTTTGGTCTCTGTTTTCAGAAAATCCCTTAGTATCTACATCCATTTTGTGATGTACATAGTTATTTAATAAATCTAATTTACCTCCTCGAACAATAGTTGTAGCATAAGCCTGTTTGTCTGACAATGAATTATAAACATCACGCATTATCTTTATCGCCTTCTTTACTTTAGGAGATAAAGACTCATCCATTTTTTTAGTTGTAACTACACCATTATCATTGTACTTTTTTAACATAGCTTCTAAAACTGCTATATCTGATTCATTGTATCTGCTTTTTTGAGGGTTTTTATTATATTTTTTTACTACAGCAGACACATATCCATTGGGAGTATCAATACCCTTTACTCCTGGATTGCTTTCACTCTCTAATGCCAATAGATACATCTGTACTTCAAAATTTCTTTCAACAGATTTATTTACACTTTCCTTTAAAGATGGTGCTAAAAGTTTTTCTACAGCAGCAAGTTTATCTGTAGCCTTAGCTGCCCAAGCATTATATGCAGCGTATTTAGATGCTATAGGTGTAAATGTATTGTTCCTTATATTTTCATTTGCATAGTTACCAAACACATTATCAATAACAGACAATGGGTTTGATCTTATCATCTCCTGAGCTACTCCTTTACCTGTATACTTACTTTTTAAATAGGATTCTCCAAAGGTTTTAATCATAGCTGCTTTATGTTTCCCAGTTCCGTACTTCATAATCATAGGCATAATATCTTGCGCCCTACTGTTTATAGATTGGCCAAGCTTGTTTGCAGCATGAGTATAAAACCCTTCGTTTATGTTCTCAAGAGTAATCTCTAATTCCATTAGTTGATTACCTGTTAGCCCAACTATATCAGAATCTTTTATGTTTTTATAGACATTAACATCACCTGCCTCTCTTGTAGTAGTGTCTAGGTTTTTTAAAGTAATTCCTTTAGACCTTGACTTTATGTTGTTTAAAACCTTTTGTCTGTTCTCTGCATAGTTATTAGCGGCCTGAACTATATCAGTATTTTCATCTGTTTCAGCTAAATTAATCTTATCTATAAGAGTTTCTAACTCAAATGAATCTAACTTACCTAAATCATTTTCAATAAATTTACTGTTATCTTTAAGTAATGTTTCGCCATCTACGTCTTCATCAATTATTTTATCAACTATATTTTTTAATGTCTCAGCTTCTTTAGTTTCTACCTCTTCACTAACCTCTGGAGTTGCTACATACAAAGAGTCAAATAAGTTTTGAGCCTCTAATATAAATGGAGCTAATTCTGATTTTTTAGAGTTCTTAATTCTTTTTAGAAAATCATTATAAGAATCTATATTTTCAGATGTAAGGTTACTAATAGGTGTATTTAAAATATTTGACAATCTTGTATTCAAGTCTGTATTTAAACCATAAGCTCCAGAATTAAGTTTCTTTGTTACATCTGAATTAAGTTTAATAGCCTGTGCTTCTTTAACAGCAAAGTCTGCATTATTAAAAATTTTCTCAGAGTAATCTATTAATTCTTGTACAGCTAATTCATTGTCAAGGTTTACACTATTAACTCTATTTACAACTGCTCTTGTTTGAGCTGCGGTAATAGTTCCTTTTTTACCCTTAGCATATGTCTTTATCTGATCATTAAGATTTTTTCTTTTAGTTTTTAAATCTTGTTTACCTTCTCTGTTGGCCTTGTTCCAAGCTTTCCAAAATCTTTTACGTTGAGCATTCTCTCCTTCTTGTCTTGCTTTGTCGGTTCTAGTTGTACTCTTTATAGATTTTAAAATACCTTTATAAGTATCAGCCGTTACAGTTTGACTATTGGTTTTAGCAATGGCTTCTACCTCAGCCTGTACTTCTGCTTCATTAGCAGCATATAAATCTATCTGCTCATTTGAAAAGTTAGTCTCTCCTTTTGCTATCTTAGTAGCTAGTCTTCTTGTTTTTGATTTATCTTTAGGTAATTTTTTTCGTATTTCAGAAACTCTTTTATCTATAGCTTCTTGATTCTCTGAATAAAATTCTATAGCTTCATCAGATAATTCGTTAGAAGTATCAGCATCAGCCATTCTATTTGCAAATGACTCAATCTTATTGTCGAGGTCATTGTTCACACTCATCACTT